GCTGAGGACACCCTAAACCTACTATATACAAACTAAACCTAGAAGAATATAAGACCCTATTACAAATCCAAGTGATTATGTCTTACTTCAAATAAACCTGTCCCTCAGCATGCCTCTTACAACTAGTCCTGCTAATAAAGAATTAAATAATAAAGAGATAATATTTACAATAAAGAAAGTGGACAATAAAAAATGATTAAAGGATCTGGATCACCTCGGTACTAGATCTATTCCCTAGCGATCCGATCCTTGTGTCGTAGCTCATTGTGAGCCCTCTCAACCTCCGCCAACACAACTCCACCATACTTACAATGCACAAATGCTCTGACTTGAACATTTGGGTAAGTCATTGCACATTTATACAGTGTCATCACCGTCTTGTCTGCAGGCTCTGACCCTGTTCCCTTCTTGAAAGCATCCCTCAATCCTACCATGACCCTCGTCGCTGCATACTTTGCATAGAAGGTCTGCCAATTCGACCCCAAATCAATCAATTTGCTGATACACTGGTAACAGCCCTCCTTCTTCATCCCTTTGTGCTTCTTGTGAACTCTAGTGTCCACCACAGTGACAGGACAACCACACTCCACCTGCCACTCTTTAGCACCTTCTTCTTCAACACCTGCCGTCAACCCAGTCGAGACACCTGCTTCAGTACTGATTACTGAGCTTGAATCGCCCAGTACAAGCGTGTCGACCGACATGCCAGTCAACGGCATCTTCAGTTTCCCGAAGTCTCCGGAGTCTGAGCATCAGGAATGAGTCCAGCATTCGTCCTCGCAATAGCTTGTGAAGCTGCAAGTCGTAGTGCTTGTGACTGGCGACGGGACGTTTCTTGGATGTCTGAAAGGACATCAAAAGTCCACTCTTCAGGAAGACCACCAGTGCCAAATGGTAGCATCGCCTTGAACACATCCTTTGAACCTTCGCGCTTCTGTGCAAAGTATTGCTTCATCGTGCGTTGGACAATCGATTTCCTCTCCTCCTGCTTCTTCACGTTCGCAGTCCCGATCAATACACAGACTGCAGCCACATCAGCTCTTGAACCTTCCAGGAACTGCCCTCCATTCTGCGCACTCTTGTTGATTGCATCAACCAACTTGCACTTCGTCCCAAACGCAGCTGCGATCACTGGATCTTGTATCATCTTCGTCAGACTATCTCTTGAGAACACTGCACCAGACAATGGTGTCAAGATGTCATGGTTCTTCTCGCATGCCACCTTGGTGAACTTCTCAAGAATGTACAGACCAACAATTGTTGCCTGCTTGATCGTTAACAGCAGTACGTTGCCAGCGGCAAGCTTAGGCTGTGAAGTTGGAGCACTAGTTGACTTGAAGGTTGACACAACAATCGCTCCAGCAGTGGCATAATTCACACCATCCTTGATCGATGTCCACTTCGCCTCAATCTCAGCTCGACGTTTTGTGTTGTTAGCTGTGGCTTGATCAGTCAAGATGCCATCAGCTGCAATCTTCTCAAAGTCAATTGCATTCAGCCCTGCAATCTGTGCAGGAGTCACAACTTCAGTGATGCGTAGTCTCCAGTTGATGTCTGCATTCTTGCCCTTCTTGACACTACGGGTCTCAGGGCCGATGTTGTAGATGATCCTGCGCATCACATCAAGTGCCTTATACGAGTCATTCCAAGTGTAATCATCCAGGATGCTCGGCAAGATCTTGGCGACTTCAGCAATCAAATCAGGCACATCTAGCCTGGCACCACTAATCTCACCAGCAAGATCGGACAACTTGACAAACTGGATGACTGCATCTTTCACCAAGTTAGTCTTGCAGAGAGCCGCTGCTGAATCAGCCTGAGCGTCAATGACCTCCAAGATCTTCCTCTTTGCCTCAGCATCCTCTGGCAGTGCCAGATCAGCATGGCCCGTGTAGATCTTGACATTCTCCATCTTTCAGAAGATAATATAAAGAGTGTGCAACTTCTGCAATCCTTTCAATGTGAAATAAATCAATCAATTTAACCTTCAAAGTATTGTAATCAACGAACTTGATAGTCAGGCTGTCCTGTATGCCCAGATTCTCGGGTGTTAATGCAACAATGTCTCCAACTTCTGTCTTGGCTGGCTTCGGGAATGCAATTCCACAATCGCAGATTGTTTGCTCCGCTACAAGTGTCCTTGTTTTAGTGTTGGATATTGTTATAAGATACTCTCCCTGAGTCTCTGATTTTCCGTATTCGATTTTGACAACGTAGTACATCTACTTCAATAGTCCTCTGCTTGCTGC